GGTTTGCTGCACCGCTTTACGGGCGCTGGTGAGCTGGCGTTCGAGTTGCTTGGTGGGGTTTTTGGCGTATTCGCCGGCTAGCTCTTGTACTTTGCCTTTTTGTTCGCGCAGCGCCACGGTGGTATCGCGCAGGGCGGTGGCGGTTTCTTTAAACTCGCCTTGCAGGGCGGCTTGGTTTTTTAGCCGTAGCAGTTCCTCGGTTAGCGCTTTGGCTTCGCCGGTAACTTCGGTGCTTTCTGCGCCTAAATCGCCGAGTTGCTTAATAACCGTTTGCACTTTGTCCAACCCTTCCAGGACAGTGCTTATTTTTAGCTCTACGGTTTCCGAATCAATCACGGCGCGGCCTGTTAGTTGCTGGGTTGGGGTGTAGCCATTCGGTGGTGCGGGTTAGTAACGCGCCACCCGGCGCGGGCGTTGCCGGGTGGCGGTGAGCGGTTAGGCGGCAGCGTGCTCGGTGTAGGCGTAGGGGCCGGCTTTGCTGGCCGGTTTTACGAGCGTGCCTTTTAGCGTGAGGCTTACCGGCTCGTTGCTAATAAAATCTAACGAGCCGCTAGGCGATAGCGCGGCTTGATAAATTTCAATATCTACCTGCTTTTGGGTAAACAGGTTTATGCCGTGGCCGGTAATGGCCATTTGCAGCGTGGGCACGGTGCCGCTTACTACGGTTTTGCCGCTGCGCGCTTCGTTGCTTACCGTGGCGATGTAGCTATCGCCGTTGGTTAGGCCGCCGCTGGCCAGCGCCATTACCAAGCCGGCTTCGTAGTCAACGTTATAGTCGGTGCCTTCATCGGCCGTGGGAATGCTGAGTGCGGTGAGGTTGTTAATACCCAGCGCTACCCATTGGCCGTGGCGGGCGACAAAATTCACTTCTACACCGGTGCCGGCGGCTTGGGCGTAGTTGGCGGGCGTGCCGCGCATGGCCATGGAAATAATATCCGGCTGGCAATCGTCTACGGTTATTTCTACTTCGGTGGGTTTGGCCTGCGAGTAGCTATCGAGCGCTTGGCCCCGGCTGGAGCGCATAAAGCTGATGCGCTCAATTTTTTCAGGATCGGGCTGGGTGAGGGTGAATTTCGAGGCGTTCACCGGCCCAAAGCCGCCGGTGCGCTGAAAGCTGGAATTAAGCGGGTGCAGAATCATATCGATTGCGAGTAATAAACCAGACATAAGTTAGTGCTCCAAAGCGGCCGCAGGCGGCGTGTAGGTTTCAGGGTAGGTAACGGTAATGGGTAGCACCGCAATGGCGGTGCGGCTGCCATCGGCAGGGTATTGAAATTCCACAGCGCCGTAGGTGAGCGCGCTAATTAGCCCGCCCCAGCGCACCGCGCTGCTATCGGCCAGCACGGTGCGCACGGCAAACGCGGCAGTATCTAAATCGGCATCGAGCGCAGTATCGGTATCGGCTAAATGGCATTCAATTTGATAGTTGCGCTTTACCGTGGCGCGGGTGCTTTGGCTGAAATCGAGCACTTCGCCGGTGGCGGCTACGGCCACCATGGGCGGCTGCACATCGGCCAGCGCGCGGCCGGCCGCGCGGCCCACAAATACGCGGCCCGTGAACGCCGGTATAGCGTTCAGCCGGCGCTGCAGTTCGGCGGTAACTTCGGTGGCTCGGTGCATTAGCCGCGCCCCAGTTCGTACTGCAGTTGTTTGCGGTAGGTTATGGCCAGTTCGGGCTTTAAATCGTTGCCGAGCTGGGTTTTTATGCGGCGGAATACCTGGTGAATGGAGGGGCCATAAAGCTGCTTAATGGCACTTTTGCCCACGCCGGTACGTACAAACACACCCAGGCCGTTGCCGTTCTTAAGCGGCACCAGGAAAGAGCGCCGCATTTTCTTGCGGCTGGAGCCTACCCGCACCGAAACGCCGGCGGCTTTGCGGCCCGGCGCTATGCCCCGCAGGCTATCGCCTTTGGAGCGCTTCGGGTTTTTGGCTTTGCGGCTGAGCTGTTTGGCCCCGTACGTAGCCAAGCGCGTGGCGCGCTTGCGGGCGGTTATGCGGGCGAACGGTTTTTGCTCGTTGGCGCGCTCCAGCTCAAATCGGCCGGCACTGTTTAAGTAGCTGGCGGTGAGCTTAATTTCGGCGCGTATACGCTTACTGCCTTCGGTGCGGCCTTTGCCGGCTACCTTGTTAACCGCCCGATAGCCGGCGCGGGCCTGCGCGGCGGGCAGCCGGCTTAGCCGGCCCTGCACGGCCTCAAAATTCGCGGTGGTTATTTTCATCGCAGCCACACCTTTACCACCAGGCCATCATCAAATTCCACGCCATCGGTAACGTAGTTTTCAACGCCATTGGGGCCGGTTACCTGCACCGCTACGCCACGCGCTTCTACCGGCGCGGCGAGGCTTTTTTGCACGCTGAGCTGGGTACGCCGTTCGGCTACCTGGCCGTAGTCGCCCACTATTTCTACGCCGCGATCTATTACCGCCGTAAGGGGCTGGCCTGCCACTGTTACCGGCTCGCCAAACGCGGCCATTAAGGCCGCATCGTTTAGCGAGGCGAGGTGGTTAAAGGCCATGGGCGGGCGCTTTTATGCGCTAGGCAGCGGTAACGGTGCCGGGCACGCCGGTTAGCACTACAACCATGCTGGTTGCACTCTCGCTGGCATCGGCAAAGGCAAAGGCGTTGCCGGTAATGTCGCCGGCGGCGGGCGTGGCGGTGGCGGAATCGAACGCGACCTCAGAGGCATCGAAATTCACCGCCTCGCCCTGGGTTACGGCAATGCCCGGTACTTTCGGCACTTGCCACGCGCCAATAACGCGCACCGCGCCGGTTTTACCCGCTGCAATATCGGTAATGGCTACGCCGGGCACTGCGCCCACAGCCAATAGTTGGCCGCTAACCACGGCGGTGGTGGGCGTGTGCTTCAGCGTGTCGCCGCTGGCGATGTAGTTAGTAGCCATAAAATGTGCCTCAAACTTTAGTAGGGTTTTTGTGGGTTTTTCTACTGACTTAACCCCGCCGAATGGCGGGGTTAATGGGCGATACGTAGGGAAGCGCTCGCTAACTGATTAGCTGTTTATCGGGTTTTAGATGCCGCGCCGGCGCGGCGATAACGTGGCCAGTGGTTAGCGGGGATTGGCAGACGATGTACACCACAGTGGCCGGCGGGCGGTTAGGGTTTGGCATTAACCCAGCGACAGCCACCGCGCCCGGCGGGGCTTTGGCGGTTAGCGATTCCGGGGCGGCCAACGCCGCTGAAGCGAGCGCATTTGGCGGGGCGGTTGGCACTGCGGCAGCCACGTTGTGAAGTGGCACCTCGTTCACAATGTCGGCCAGGGCAAAGCCGCTGGCGGCCGGCATTGTGTAGAGCGCAACGCCGAATTCCGGTTGCGGAGTTTCGGCGAGCTGTTCATCACCCGGCGTAGCGTGCATCGCCGTTGCGGGAACGTGCGCCACGGCTACGCTGGCGCAGGCCATGGTTGCCAGAAATAGCACGCCGCCAAAACTTGCGTTTAAGCCCAGTCGTTTGTTCATAGTTGCTGCCTCAAAATGTAATAAGTAGAAAACTCGGGTTTTTCACCTACCCAGCCCCGAACAATGCCGGGGCCAGGTAGCGGTATGGCCGCGCGGGGCGGCGGGTTTATGCGCCGGGTTTATGCACCTGGGTTTTTGTTCAGGGTGCGCCAATCCAGCGCTTTCACGCCGGCATCGAGCCGCACTTTGAATTCAACGCCGTCTACTGCCCAGCCGCCTTGTTGCTCGAGCGTTGGGGTGCTTACACCATCGAGGTAGCTCACTTCGATGGTGTCGTGCAGGTTAGGGCTGGCCGCGCCGTAGAAGGCGGTGGGGCTGTCTTCATCGAGCCGGGCATCGGAAATAACTTCGAACCGGCTGCGCACAATATTGCTGAGCGTGCTGTTGCTGTCGCCGGTGGCGTTTACCGCTTTTTCGTCGTTCGCTACCGACAGCAAGCGGCCTTCCAGCGCCACGGGGCACAGTACGTAGGCAAGCCGCAGGTTTAGCGCGGTGCCGTCGGCATCTTTCTGCAGCCGCATGTTGGCCATCATTTGGCTAATGGCTTCGGTAGAAGGTGCGCCGCCGGTTACCATGTTTTTATGGGTAGCATGGAACAGCGTTTTGCCGTCGCTCATGGTTTGGTTCGCGGTGAGTACGGCGTAAACCAAGTTGCCCACGGTGCGAATAGCGGCGCGGCCCATAATGCGGGGTACGCGGCTGAATACGTCGAGGTCGTCGTTAATGATGGCTTGGCGGGTAATGCTAAACAGCTTGCCGTAGGTGGCCAGCTGGGTGGTTTCGCCGCGATCGCCCACGGTGCCGTAATGGTATTCAGCGCCTTCAGGCACTACATCCAGCGCGGGGAAGCTGTTTAAATCGACTCGGCGGGTGGGTTTAAAATCGCCCAGTTCGCCGGTGGCCGTCCATTTTTGGAAGGTTTCTTCGGCTTCTGCATGGCCTTTCAGCATGGATTTTTCGGCCACGTTGGTAAGGATGTGCTGGAAATCGTCGGTGCTGTGGGTAAACGCAGCCGCCACAATATCCATTTTGCCCCGGCCTTTAAGGCTTTGGCCGTTATTGGCCAGTGAGCCGCGTGCTACTTCGAGCAGCGTGTGGCCCCGGTATTCGTTGGCGGTGTCGTCGGCTTGCAGGCCGGCGCGAGCCAATAGCGCGTTGGTAATACCGGTGCGGCGGCGGGTGTTGGCATCGTCGCCTACGGTTACGTGGGCCGCTACGGGCGTGGCACCTTTGGCCATGTGGGCAATGAGTTTGTCGCCGGCGGCTTGTACGTTGCAGTCGCTGTCGGCCAGGCATTCAGTTTCCAGTTCGGGCATGCCTTTGTGCTGCGCGAACGGCGCGAATTTGGCGGCAATGGCTTCGCGGCGGGTTTTTTCGGTGGCCAGGGCTTCTACGCCGCCGGCGGCTTTCGCCGCCTTGAGTGCGGCATCGTGGGCGGCTTGCTGTTCGGGGCTGAGCATGTCGGTAGTCTCCGGCGCGGGCACGGCGGCGGCCGCTGGCTTGGGTTGGGTTTCGGGGGTGAGTTCGGGTTTCATGGCGGCAGGCACGGCGGGTGCAGCCTGGGGGTTGTGCTTGCGCTGCGAGGCGGCAATGCGTTGCTGTATATCGTTCGGCAGTTCGGTGGCATCGCTGCGCAGCGCGGCCATGGCTTGGCTGTCGGCGGGCTCGCCGCTTTGAACGCCTTGGCTAACGACATCGCAGAGGCCATTTTCGAGGCATTCGTCGGCGGTGAAGAAGTGATCTTTGCCGTCGGTGAGCCAGCCGTTTACCGCGCTGCTATCCAGCGTGGTGCGCACGGTGTAGCAGGGTAAAATGCTGGCGCTGTAGGTGTCTAACACATCGGCGTAGGCGCGCAGTTCGCCGGCGTTGCCGCCGATGTAGCCCCAGGGGGCGTGCAGCATCATGAGCGCGTTGGCGGGCATTTCAATTTGTTCGCCGGCCATGGCAATGAGGCTGCCGCAGCTGTAGGCGCGGCGGTCTATCCGGGTGTTTACGGTTACGCCTTTGTTGCGCAGGCGAATGAGGGCGTTGTAAATGCCCACGGCGTCGTCTACTGCGCCGCCATCGCTATCTATAGCCACGGTTACGGCGGTGGCGTTGAGGCCGTCGAGTTCTTTAATTACCCGGCTGGCGGTGTTGCTCTGTTCGCCCCACCAGTTTTCGCCAATATCGCCATCGATACGCAGTTCGTATTCGTCGGTAGCCAGCGCGGTAATTTTGGCCCAGTTGCCATTGTTGGCCAGCCCGGCGGTTTTTTTGCCTTCCGGGGTGAGGCGCTCTTTTAGCTGCCGGGCATCGATAGATCGACCGGCACCGAGCACCACCCCGGCCCGCAGGCGCTTTACCGTGGCGCGTGCCATTGGCACTTCAGCCAGCGCCGGCAGTTCAGCCAGCGGCGCGCGGGCCGTGCTGCCACGGGCGGCGCGGCCGGGCTGTTGGGCGCGAGGGGTAACGCTGTGCGGTGCTGGCATGCGGCAGCCTGTGGCTTGGCAGAATGTTGTTGCTTATTCTTAACCGCGTGGCTGTTGCAGGGTTAGGCGGAAACTGCGACTGATTTTTTGCGGGGCGTTGGCTTGGGTTTAGCCTTTTGTTTAGCGGTGTGCTTGGAATTTGGCTTGGCACGCGCTTTGGTGCTCGCCTTCGCGGCTGTTTTTGCGGCGGGCTGAGTGGTGGCCGCGTCGCTGCTGAAGGTTAAATTGCGTTCGGCTACTTTCTTGCGCCAGTCGCCAATTTGGTCCAACACATCGGCCGGGTTGCCGCCGCGCTTGCGTATCACTTCTACTTCGCTGGCAAAGCCGGCTTTAACGAGGGTTTCCCAGGCGCGCGCTTCTTTCCATGGATCAATCCACGGCATCGACTGGCCCACGAATAGGGCATCGTCGGCGCTGTAGGGTTTTACATCGTTGGGGGTGGGCACTACGCCGGATACATCGGCGATGCGCACAAAGTTTTCCCAAGTGGGCTGCAGGAATTGGCCCACAAATTCGTCGGTTAGCGTGGCGTAGTGCACCCACTGCTCTACCATTTCTTGGCGCTGGGCGGAGTAGGTGCCGTTGTAGTCGCGCGCGATGCTGCTGTAGCTGGCCCCCACGCCGGCGGCCACGGCGCGCAGCTGGCCTTGGCGGAACGTAACTACGTTGGGATTGGGGCGTTTGGAATCGATCATGCCGATTTCTTCGCCGAGCCCTAAATTATCGATAATGGTGCCCGGCTCTAACGCGAGTTCGCGTTCTTCGGCTACGGCTTCGCCTTCATCGTTTACCGTTGGGGTGTACATATCGGGCGTGCCTTTGCGCACAAACGCGGTGAGCATGGCGGCAATTTTGGCCGCGACGCGCTCGCTTTCTTCGTAGTCTTTTATATCTTCCAGGCGGGTGATTGCGGCCGCAAATTCAGAAATGCCACGCAGCTGGCCGAAGCGATCTAGCTGCGCCAGATGCAGCACGCGCTCGGCCGGTATGCGTTTGGTGTTTTGCAGCAGCGCGGCGTTAAAGTATTCGCCGGGCGGGTTGCGGAATACGTGCAGGCCGGTGGTGCGGCCCCAGGCATTCCGTTCTATGCCCTGGCGAATATTGCGCGCTTCGTCGTTTAAATCGAGCGGCACCATGTCGGCTTCGAACACTTCGAGGCTGTACGGCACGCGGGTGCCGTGCAGCAGGTGCGGCACGGGGCCAATGAGCTGTTGGGCGAATACTTCGCCGTCGCGTATCCAGCTGTTGGCGGCCATGCGCTGCAGCGCGGCAAAGGTGTGGCGGTGGCTTACTTCCGGCTTGCGCTGCCAATCGCGGTAAGCATCGAGCAGCGCGGCGGCGTACTCGGTGTGAATGCTGCCATCGAGCCGGCGCGGCTGGGGCTCTATGCCGATGCCTTTGGGGCCAATGACGTTGTTAACCACGGTGCGCAGAATGCCGCGCGCTACATCGTGGTTTTGTTCCAAATGCCGCGCCTGGGTGCGCAGTGCGGCCGCGCCCTGCTGCACTTGTACGTTAGGGTGGCGGCTGTCGGTGCGAAATTTGCGGTGCCGGCTAGGTTTGGCAGCCTCGTAGTACGCCAGCGCTTTGCGCGCGCCCTTGCGCTTGAGCTGCCGCTCGGGATCTACCCAGGCTACCACAGCATCGATAGTGTTTTCGGGGTTCAAGGCGCGGGCGATGGTTTGGCTACTGGCTACCGCGCCGGCTACATTGCCGGCCAGCGCGGCGAATTTATCCAGGCGGCTCATGGGCGGCCGTTCAGCTGGGCGTGGCGTACCCGCAAGCCGCCCAACGTGGGCACGCCGGCGCGGTGGCCTTGCTCGGCTAATGCGCGGGCTTCCCACTCCTGGCGGCCTTTGCGAATTTCTTGCAAATCTTCACGCCGCAGTTCGAGGCCGTTAATGCGGGCCTCTTTGCCCAGTAAAACGGCGGCCTCGGCGGCGAGGTATTGGGCCAGCATGTCGGTAGCTATAGTCATTAGCAGAGGCGCGGCGAATGTTGCGCCACACTACAACGCTCCGATGTTGCAGGAGTAGGGAGGCTTTGCGATTGGTTAGCGCGCCGGCGCTACGGCGTAGTGCCGCTAGCGTTAAACGTGGTGCATACCGGGGCTGCCCGCCTTCAGATACCCACACAGCGCAACCAGCGGCCCACCCGCCGGCGGCTTTTCGGGCGACCAGGCCACCGAGCAGTTGTGCACATACCGGCCCTGAGTCCACCCGGCGGTAATTACCCGGTTACCGTTCGGCTGGGTACTCATGATGACATGCGGCCCCACTTTGCCGTGCCGCTGCTCTATCGAGTCGAGCAGTTGCCATATTCTTAAATTATTGTCCACTTTGGCGCTCATTGTCGACATATACCCCGTGTCGCATATGTGGTGGATTCAGGATGTTTTAGGACATGGGGTATATGTCATTGTTATATTCAATTCCCGCCATCGCGGCTTTCTTTTAGGTTTAAAAGCGCCAGCTCAACTAGAGCGCTTTGGCTCTCTGGCTGCTGATTAACCCAGTCTGCCGTATCCACGCCAACACGTACCGTGATAGCTCTACGCGTTTTAGCGCAAGGCTTTCGCCCTGCGCCTTCGCGCTTTCCGCCTCGATTATCCTTTTTTACAAAGTTGCTCATGTGCTGCCTTGGCTTTGGTCTGGTCAATTGATTTGATGCCGCCAAACTGCCAGAGCGCATAAAGGCCGGTTTTTTTATAGCGGATCAAAACACCTTCTGGATTTCCCTCGCCGTACGCTAACATTGCTAATTTTTCAGCCGTTGAAGGGATAGGCATGCTGCCCGTAATCCCTTGGTACCACGCCCCCGATAGAGGGCTTAATTTTATTCTTGATCGTTTATAGTTAGCCATTATTGAGCAGCCAAGAATTCTTCAGGGGTCACGGTATCGCAAGACTTAATTTTGCTGTCGCTATACCATTGCTGTACCTCAACTTTAAACGCTCGACCCCCTAATTCTTCGGCTTTTTTAACTGCGGCCGCTGCGTAATCATTTGTGTTTGCATCGGAAAATACAAAAACTGAGTTGGTGCCGGTTTTTTTGTCGAAGTGAACACGGATGGTATTAATCATTTTCTTTTCCTACCCCTGATTCCGCGAGGTGCCGGTTGGGCTAATCACCCTATGCCTTTAATATTACGCGTCTTTATTGATAAATGCAAGCATTATTCAATATTAAATCTAACAACAGAATGCAGTTGCCACCCTTTCCACTACCGCTTAGCGTCCGTTTCAAGTGCGCGAACTGATTCAACAGTTAGTTGCCTCGTTTAACTGGCGCGCATGCCATTATAAAAAACACCAACAGCAGCGCCAAGGCAAGAACCGTATCAAACGGGCTTGCGCTAATTTCTCCGCAACTACCCTCGCCACCGGTAATGCCGAGCATGAAAGCCATAAACGCAACGCCAAGCACTGGATAAATTGCGTTCGCTATTGCCTTTAGCTTTTCCATTCCATCCATCCCGCAACCGTTCCGGCTGCTCATTTATGTGTTCCGCTACTGCTTAGCAGAAGCTAGTTTGCTTGCTCATTGCACGGCGCTGAATCGCTTACATAGTTCTCATAGCGAATTAGCGCAGCT